ACCTTACTTCTTGGTCGCCACTGCACAGAACAAAGTTTCCGGTGACGGAGTCACCGTGGCCGCTGGCACAACTGCTGCCAACGCCAACAAGACCTATTTAGTCACCAGCCAAAGAGATCTGGTTGCCACATTTGGTGTGCCGTTCTTTTACAGCACTACCACTGGCACACCTATCAATGGTTACGAACTCAACGAATATGGACTACTGGCTGCCTACAGCGCCTTGGGCGTGAGCAATCGAGCCTATGTGCAGCGCGTAGATGTAAATCTTACAGAGCTTACTGCCAGCCTGAGCCGTCCCGTGGGCGAACCCGCCAATGGAACCTACTGGTTGGATCTCAGCACCTCGCGCTGGGGCATCCAGGAATGGAATGCCACATCCAACACCTTTACAGTACAGACTCCATTGTTGATCAACATGACCGATGATGTGGTAGACTACGAAGCCGGTGATTGGACTCCCAACGAAGATGTAGGCAGCATTGGCGACTACGCCATAGTGGTTCTGCCCGGCGTGAGCTACAACTATCCTGGTATCATCCAGGGTTTCTACAAAAATCAAGACAACACCTGGGTGGTGATTGGCAGCAACGACTGGCAGAATTCGTGGCCCACAGTTACTGGCACCAATACTCCCAACAGCCTGACCAACGGTGCCAACCTGTATCTCAATGATACCTTGGTCACAGTAGGTGCAGGTGCAACGGCCTTGACAGTGGCTGGTTTTGCCACCGCAATCAATAACGCAGCTATCACAGGCATCACTGCCGCAGCAGTTGACGGTGCACTGGCAATTTATGCTGATTCGACCGCAACCAATGATGGCAGCAATGGTGGCTGTGGCATCGTGACCATAGATGCAGGTCCGGTGTCGGGCACTGCTTTGTTGGCAGCTCTTGGGTTGACCGCAGGTGAATACAATGCGCCTACTTACTACCCTGCCTATAGCTATCAGGTGCCTCGCTGGCGCTCCACTGATACCAGCCCGCAGCCCACAGGTTCGATTTGGCAGAACATGAGTCCGGTCAACAACGGCCTGAGTCTCAAGATCAAAAAATACAGTACTGCACTAGGCGAGTGGGTGGCTCAAGAAACACCGGCCTTTTCGGCAGAGACAGAAGCCAACGACTACTATGATCTTGCAGGCGGCGGCAAAAACATTCCAGTTGGTACCACCTATGTGGCCTGGAACCGATTGAATTATCTGTACACCTGTGACGTCTTGGCCTTGGCAGTTTATGAGCGTTACCAGCTGGGTCAACTGGAAGTGACCGGTACAACAACTCCCACTGGAACTGCATTTACTCCGGGCAATACCTTTACCCTATCAGGATCGGCTGCAGGACAAAACACGCTGAACTCAGGCACCGTGACCATTGGCGGTACCGGCACAGTGGCTGATTTTATCTCAGCGGTGTCAGCAGCCAATGTGCCTTATGTGAGTGCCAGTGTGAATAGTGCTGGTAACATCGTGTTCACGCACAGCCAGGGTGGTTATATCACTCTTACACCAGCCACTGGAACACCGTTGGTGGCTGCAGGATTTACTTTACAAACACCCAAGGTTCGACGGTCGGCTAATGTAAGTAACCGTCTGGTGCTGTCTAACTTTGTGGGCTATGACCTATTCCAGTACGCCGCGGATGATGCTGCACCCGACACTGATCCGGCCAATGGCACCTACTGGTACTACAGCACGCCCAGTGAAGTGGACATCATGATCCAGGACAATGGTCAATGGTATGGCTACCAAAACGTCAGCAACGACGTGCGTGGCTATGATCTCACACTGACCAATGCTACCGGACCTATCGTGGCTGCTACCGAACCTACCACGCAGAATGACACAGCTGAAAGCCCTCTGGTCTACGGTGATCTATGGCTGGACAGCAGTGATCTTGAAAACTTCCCCAAGCTGTATCGTTGGGAAGCAGTGGAAGGGGTGGATCAATGGGTGGCCATCGATACCACGGACCAAGTCACGGAAAATGGTATCCTGTTTGCGGATGCACGTTGGGCACCCAACGGCACAACGGATCCCATCACCGATCCCATCCCCACGATCCTGAGTCTCTTGACCAGCAACTATCTGGATCTGGATGCACCCGATCCTGCGCTGTATCCCCAGGGCATGCTGCTGTTCAATACTCGTCGTTCGGGCTACAACGTCAAACAGTATCAGAGCAACTACTTCAATGCCCAGAGTTTCCCCGATGATGTGTTGCCCTCGGTCAAGAGCACCTGGTTGTCGGCTTCGGGCCTCAAGGACAACGGTAGTATGTGGGCAGGCCGCCTGGCCCAGCGCAATCTCATTGTGCAGGCATTCAAGGCCGGCATCGATACCAGCGAAGCTGCTCGTGAGGAACAGAACAACTTCACGTTGATCGCCACTCCGGGCTATCCTGAGCTGATCCCCAACATGATCGCTCTCAGCAACGAGCGCAACAATACCTTGTTTGTGGTAGGCGACACGCCTCTGCGTTTGCCTGCAGTGGGCAACGATCTTGTGGCCTGGGCTACCAACAACAACGGTCTGGGACTAGATACCGAAGATGGACAGGTGGCAACCAGCAACTACGCAGCCACTTTCTGGCCCAGCTGCCAGACCTCGGATCTGTCGGGCGTCACGGTAGTGGCTCCTCCCAGCCATATGATGGTTCGCACAATCATCCGCAGCGACAACGTGAGCTATCCCTGGTTTGCGCCCTCAGGCACACGCCGTGGTGTGGTAGACAATGCGTCGGCCATTGGTTACATTGATGCTGCCACCGGTGAATTCCAGCAGATTGGTGTGAGCCAGAGCCTGCGTGATATCCTGTATGAGCGCAATGTGAACCCAATCACGTTCATACCGGGCGTGGGTATCACCAACTTTGGTAACAAGACCTCAACCACGGTTACCACAGCACTGGATCGTATCAACGTGGCACGCTTGGTTGCATTCCTGCGTGGACGCCTGGAAGAAATCGGCAAGCTCTATCTGTTCGAGCCCAACGATGAAATCACCCGCAACCAGATCACCAACACCTGCAACAGCCTGATGATTGATCTGGTTGCCAAACGTGCGCTCTATGATTACCTGGTGGTTTGCGATCTGTCAAACAACACACCGGCCCGCATAGATCGCAACGAACTGTGGGTGGACATTGCCATAGAGCCTGTGAAAGCAGTGGAGTTTATCTACATTCCCCTGCGTATCAAGAACACAGGCGAGATAGCAGCAGGAGCATGATATCTCGGACGCGGTCAAAACCATGGCCGCGTCCCAAGATAAATAAAGCATATAGGAGATTAGTATATGGCAAGCGCCTCACTAAACAGAATGACAGTACCCTTGGCCAGCGACCAGAGCGCGACCAGCCAGGGTCTGTTGATGCCCAAGCTGAAATATCGCTTCCGGGTGAGCTTCCAAAATTTTGGCATTGATGCCGAAGTGGTTGAGCTGACCAAACAGGTCATCAGCTGCGCACGCCCCAATCCCACCTTTGAAGAAATCCAGATTCCGGTCTACAACTCAACCGTGAAACTGGCCGGCAAACCCAGCTGGGCCGATATTACCTGCTCAGTTCGTGATGATGCCTCGGGCGCTATCAGCCGCCTGGTGGGCCAGCAACTACAGAAGCAGATGGACTTCCTGGAAATGGCATCTGCAGCTTCGGGTATCGACTACAAGTTCCTGACCAAGATCGAAATCCTGGACGGCGGCAACGGTGCGGTACAGCCCGAAGTGTTGGAAACCTGGGAACTGTATGGCTGTTACCTCAAGGGAGCCAACTACGGCGATCTCAACTATGGTACCAACGAAGCGGCTACCATAGAACTCAGCATCGCCTATGACAATGCCAATCAGTCGCCCGTGGGTGTGGGTGTTGGTACTGCGGTGGGTAGAACCATCGCCGGTGCTGTCACTGGTGTTGGCGCAGCCTAAAGGCTAGATCAATGTCCAACGGGGGTGGCCCGTTCGGTATCGGTAATCAGATACTGAGTGGTTTCAGAGGAGACTCGACTCTGCGTGATTATACTCACGCCAGTCGAGTCTTTACCACTAACAGCTACGAACTCAAACCCCGATTCAAATTTCAGTTCCATGTGGGTTTCACGCTGAACACAGACAGCGTGACCTTTCTCAAGAGCGCCAACATCAAGGTACCCGAACTCAGCTGCATAGTAAAAACAGTGGATCTTCCCAAGTATCGCATCGAAGTAGACACGCTGAATCAATACAATCGCAAGCGCCTGGTACAGACCAAGATCAACTATGAACAAGTGAACATCACGTTCCACGACGACACCGGTGACAATGCTCGCCGGCTCTGGTACTACTACTACAGCTACTACTACAAAGATTCAAATCAGCCCTACAATCTGGGCACTCCTGCATCGCAATCGCAACCACAGTTCAATGGCACTTCTAACGCCTTTGACTACAACGTTCGAGACATCTATTCTGGCAAGCCCTTGGTCACAGACTGGGGATTTATAGGTGAGAGCGTGAGAGACGGCGGAGACACACCCAGTAACATAGACCAGTCGGGCAAGACAGCATTTTTCAAAGACATCCGGATCTATGGCATGGATCAGAATCACAAATACTGTGAATATGTGCTGATCAATCCGCTAATCACGGCCTGGAATCACGATACCTACGACTACAATCAAGGTGGTGGTATCATGCAGCATACCATGACCATCGCCTATGAAACCGTGAAGTATGCTTCGGGCACCGTGGGCGCCGGTCGCCCTGCTGCCAACATGAGCGGCTTCGCTGATCCTGCGCACTACGATGTGAACCCCAGCCCCATCTCTCGACCAGGCGCCAATGCTACCATATTTGGCCAGGGTGGTATACTGGATGCGGGCATCGGCATCATAGACGACCTCCAGAAAGGTCCTCTTGGTCTGCTGGGAGCAGCTCGCACTGCCATGAACACCTACAACACGTTCAAGGGTAAAAATCTCAAGAGTATCGCGATAAATGAAGCCGTGGCCACTGGCACCCGGGTACTGGCCAATACCGAGGCCCTGGTGCGCACCAAGGCGCCCTTGGTCAACAACAACTCTAGATCAATCTTGATCCCACCCAAGGTAGTCTAGCATGACCACTGGAACAGTCAACGCTGCCAATCTCAACAAGGACCTCACGGTGCGTGTGTATGACAACTTCTATCGTTACGAAGCTGACATACCGGCAGCAGAGTACGATGTGGTTCATTCCTATTTCCTCCGAGAGATGAGCAATCGCCAGGCCGCAGGTAATTTCACTGTGGCTCTGTTCAGGATAGCCCAGGAGACCAATACCCCGGCTCTCACGCTGCTGAAATCTTTTGAGGGAGTGGACGGACTCAATCTCAATGCGCAGCTGGCCTACTACCTCAATCAGATCCGTAGCATAGCCACTCAGCTGGGAGTGAGCGTGACACCCACACCCAACCGTTATGCCCAAAGGAATGTGTTGACATGAGACGCTGGGCGCAGGGTGAATATGTGGTCCGGAACCCTGCCAAGTATGTGGGCAAAAACAGGCCCAGATACCGATCGGGCTGGGAACTTTCGTTTATGGTATTTCTTGACCAGAATAATCATATTTTGCAATGGGCCAGTGAAGCAATATCCATCCCCTATCGCCATCCGCTCACAGGCAAGATGACCAATTATGTTCCGGATTTCTTTATACGCTATCGGGACAGCAAAAATCACATCCACGCCGAGATCGTGGAGATCAAGCCCAAGAAGCAGAGCGTGGTCGAGAGCAAGATGAGCAACCGCGAACGAGCTGTTGTGGCTGTGAACTACTGCAAGTGGGCGGCGGCCGAACAATTTTGCAAAAGACAAGGTCTGACTTTCAGAATTCTGACAGAGCACGATATTTTTCGCAATGGTAAACGATAAATAAAACATGCTAAAAGGAAAGCTGCATGTTTTATGTTTATCAATATATCGATCCTCGCTCTAATCTCCCGTTTTATATTGGAAAAGGTTCCGGTGATAGAAAATTCTATCACCTAGAAGAAACAATCAAATCAACTATAAACAAAAGAAAATTTTTTCGAATCCAATCTCTGAAAAAATTAGGATTGGATCCTATAATAGAGGAAATAGCGCATTTTGATTGTGAATCCGATGCTTATCAACTTGAAGAGAGTCTGATCAAACAGTATGGTCGCAAGGGTTACGATCCGGGGGGAATTTTGTTGAACATCTCTAAAAATTCAAATCCTCCATCAAGGAAAGGAAAAACTCTGACAGAAGAACAGAAATTAAAAATGAGAGGCAGAAAAATGTCCAAAGAACATAGAGAAAAACTCAAAGGACGTATGCCGTGGAACAAAGGTGTCAAGGGTGCGCAGGTGGCCTGGAATAAAGGAATGTCGCTTGGCCCAAAGACACCAATGACTGAAATAACCAAAGAAAAACTCAGACTTTGCAATACTGGAAAGAAAAAATCAGAAGAAACTCGCAGAAAAATGTCCAAAAATATGAAGGGAAGGGTGCCGTGGAACAAAGGTAAGACTGGTATCCGTCGATCGGGTAAACCAGTGGTAATTGAGTCGCCTCAAGGACAGGAATACCACTATGATCGTCTGAAAGACGGATGTAAGGAATTAGGACTAACTTATACTCATATGTCAAGTGTCAACTCAGGTAAAAAATCAAACTGGAAGGGCTGGACTGTACGGCCACTAAATATGGCATGACCAAGAAACTGGAAGAACTTTTTGACCTGCCCGAGTCCGAACCTCTGCCACCATTGGGCGCAGAGCCTGCAGTCCCGTCTGAACTGCCCCTAGATCCCCAGACCATCACGGCCATTGATGCCACAATTGACAAGATTGATGCAGCATTGCCCGGTGTGCGTGGCCTGGAAGCATCCGATCAAGAGATGGACGATCTAGCACAGATGGCCACCAAAAGCTACCAGGATCTCATGGATCTGGGCATGAACGTGGATGCGCGTTTCAGCAGCGAGATTTTTGGGGTGGCCAGCAACCTCCTGGGCCATGCTATCACGGCCAAAACAGCCAAGCTGAACAAGAAGCTCCGGATGATAGATCTCCAGCTGAAAAAAGTGCGTTTGGACCAGCAAAGCGGGGACACACCACCGCCGCAGGCGGGCACAGGCATGGCCATGAGCCGCAATGAACTGCTGGCACACATACTCAACGGTGACGGGCAAAAAACCAATCACTGATAAATATATTCGAGGATATTCACTATGAAATCATTTGTCAACTATCTAGCAGAAAGTGAGCGCACATACGACTATCGCATCAAGGTCTGTGGTGAGCTGAGCACAGATGCCATGAAGCAGATTCGGGCCAAGCTGGATCAGTTTGATCCTGCCCGCGTAGGCGACATCAAGACCACCCCGGTGCAGGCAATCCCTACGGATTTCCCCAATCACCGCAACGAGCGAGTGAGCATGTTTGACGTGAGCTTGCGTTATCCCGCGGTTGAGCCCCAGATCAAACAGATCGCCCAGCTGGCAGGCATTGACCCCAACCGTGTGTGCATGCAAGACACAGAATTTGCCAACGGCATGGTTGACGAGTACAAACGTATCCAGGATGAAAACAAAGATCTGTTGAAAGACACAGACTATCCTGCAGACACCGCTGAACAGCGAGCTCTCAAGAAAGACTACAGCGCAGAGCCGCATGATCATGTGGTCCTGAAAAATGCCTATCAAACTGATTTTACCGTGGCTGGGGGCCGGACGCCGCCCGCTAAGACCACCAATGACCTGCCCATGGGAGACAAAAGTCCCATGACCCGGGTCAAGCGTCCACCCAAGCCGGCCACCGGCGCCCAACCTCGAGGATAATGCAATGACATTCTTTTATGACATGAACAAACGCCTGGCTACCATTGCCGGGGGAGCTGAGCAACTGAACGAAAGCGCCGCTGTGAAAGAAGGTAGTACCGGTGACTACTCGGCCAAGAAAGCTCGTGCTGGCAAAGACATTGGCCGGCCTGGCAAGAACTTTGCCAAGATCGCAAAGAGCGCTGCCGAGCGTTATGGCTCAAAAGAGCGCGGCGAGAAAGTGGCCGGTGCTGTGTTGGCCAAACTGCGCAAGGGTGTAGGCGAAGCGGCCAAGCCCGACTATATCGATCTTGATCGGGACGGCAACAAGACCGAGCCAATGAAACAGGCAGCCCGCCAGGCTAAGTCAGTCAAAGAAGGTCAGCCACGTATCGGAGGTCGCGACATGACCAAGGATCTCATACGTCAAATTGAAAAAGCATCCGGAGGCAAAGAAACTGCACAACGTGATGCCAAGGGTGTGCTACAACTGGTCAAGAAAAAAGCAGCAGCCAAAGGCAAAGACATGGAAGAAGCTGCCGGCGATGAGCGCCGCACACAACATGGTATCGAGCGCGAAACTCCTACTGGTCGTATCCATACCCGTGTGTATCGTGACGAGCCCGAAGCCGACGATGACGAGGCACAAGATCAAGCACCTAAGAAGAAAGGTCGCCCCAAAGGCACCGGCCGCAAGCTGGGTGCCAAGTCCACAGGCACCAGCAAGCTGGCTCGCCAATCGGCCATCCGCGAAGACGACATCGAGATCCAGGATCGCGGTGAGTACGACCAAGAAGGCGACATGGCCAAGGACGACATCCACACCCTGGTGCGTGATGCGCGAGCTCTTGAGCGGATCCTGGGTGACAATGACAACCTGCCCGAGTGGGTACAGGCCAAGCTGACCAAGGCCCGGGGCATGATCTCGGCCGTGAGCGACTACATGCAGACCGAGCGCGAGCGTGCCGGCGAGAAGGCACCGGACATGGCTCTGGACGAGAAGGCCGTGAGTGTGGCACAACGTCGTGCCGCCGGTATTGCCCATGCAGCTCAAAAGGGCGATATTCCCAAGAGCGAACTGCGTGGTGCCAGCAAAGAGATGGCCAAGATGCCGGCCAAAGAACTCAAAAAGTTTGCCAAGACCAAGGAAAAAGGTCTGCCCAAGAAAAAAGAAGAAGTGGAAGAAACCACTACCGCAGGATCAGTGGCCACTGCACCCGCTGAAGCACCCAAGAAAAGCAAAGGTGGCATGCAGTTTGGCAAGGGCATCTACGACTCGATGAGCCGAGATCTAGAAGCCATGATTGCTGAAAGCATGAGCGTGAACATCAGTTCCAGCACCGAAGGTTCACCCTCGGTGTCAGTGTCGGCTACCGACGAAGATGCTGCCAAATTGGCACAGATCCTGAAAGCAGCTGGCATTGGCACTGAAATTGGTGGCCACGGTGATGCCTGCCCTACATGCGGCAGTTCGCCCTGTGGTTGCGCCGAGCAGGTGGATGAGAATCAGCCCGACTGGCCTACCAACACCGAGCAGTCGGATGATGCCCTGCAATACTCAGGCGGACTCAACAAGCCCAAGACCACTGTGGCCGGTGATGGCCAGACCACAGTGCCGGTGACAGCAGTGCAGGTCCGGGAAGGCGAAGAGCAGCTGGATGAATCCACTTGCAACGAGTGCGGCATGTATGAAAGCAAATGCGAGTGCGACAAGGAAGAAGACATGGATGAAAGCATCCAGCGCATGCAGAATCTAGCAGGTATCCAAGAAGCCAAACCCGACTTCCTGGATCTTGACCGGGACGGCAACAAAACTGAGCCCATGAAGAAAGCAGCCGATGACAAGGATGACAAGAAAGTGGAAGAAAGCATCCTGGATCTGCGTCGTTTGTGGCAAGAATACAAGGGATAACAATATGTCTACAGTGGGATGGCAGTTTGAGTTTGATGCGGATCGCCTGGCCCAATGTGTCAAGCGTAACAAAAACATCCAGAGTCTGTACGAGGCTCTGGAAGCAGTTCTACCTCGTTATGAAATCAACACTGCTGAACGTGTGGCACACTTCCTGGCACAATGCGGGCATGAAAGTGCAGATTTTACCCTGCTTCGGGAAAATCTCAATTACAGCGCAGAGCAATTGCATCGAGTGTGGCCTTCTAGATTCCCCACAGTAGAGAGCGCACAGCCCTACAATCGCAATCCCGAAGCCATAGCCAACAAAGTCTACAGCAGTCGCATGGGCAACGGTGATGAACATTCCGGCGAAGGCTGGCGATATCGTGGTCGTGGTGCCATCCAGCTGACCGGCAAGGCCAATTATACTGCATTTGCCGAAAGCATCAATTACAGTCTAGACCAGGCTGTAGACTACCTGGAAACACTGCAGGGTGCAGTGGAAAGTGCTGCCTGGTTCTGGTGGAAAAACAACATCAATCACTGGGCTGATCTCAATGACGTGGTCAAGATCACCAAGATCATCAATGGTGGTACTCTGGGTCTCGACGAGCGCCGGGCACACACCGAGCATAACCTCCAGGTCCTGGGCGGTCAAAACACAGCAGCGGTGCTCACGGAACAGGCAGATAAATCAACGGCCAACTGGCCCACACTGCGTCAAGGCAGCCCACATACCGAGTGGGTACAACGTTTGCAACAATGTTTGGGCCTGACAGCCGATGGTAATTTTGGTCCCGGAACAGATGCAGCTCTACGCCAGTGGCAAGCTGCCAATGGGCTGACTGCAGATGGTATTGCAGGACCCAACACACTAAAAAAATTGTTTGGATAACACATGACCACCAAAACACTTGCCGACTACATACAACAAGCCGAAGCCTGGGTAGATACTCCAGCCCGGGGCGATGACTTTGCCATCAACATCCGCGAGGAATGCCTGGTGGAATCACACATCGTGGATGTGGTAGAGGACGGTGTGGTCTTGGCAGCTGACGATCGCCTGATCGAGATCCTGGAAAGCTATGGCATGCTGGAAACCGCAGATCCCTACCGCCGTGAAGTGAGCCCGCCCAGTCCCGAAGAGTTTGAAGAAGACGTGGCGGAAGACAAAAATGCCGAACTAAAAGCCAAAGCACAGATGAAAAAAATGTATGGCGATGGCGTAATAACATTTAGTAAAACATCTAATGGTGGTTATTTCATACAACACGAAGATAATTTTGGTGACACTAATTCACATCAGTATGATCCAGCAACTGGTAAGGTTGATTTCAGGGGGTCAATCAGTTCAACTTATTATGGTGAAGGTGTGGCGGAAGGCTCACTTGATACTCCTGGCATAGAGGAATCTCAAGCAGAACTCGCTCGTATCCAGGAACTGGCCGGTATGCCACCAGCAGCCATGCCCGCAGTGCAAGAAGGCTCGGTAAAAAATTGGGTAGATGATCTCTACTATGAGTTCCAAGAACGCCACGATCTGCCTCGAGACATCGATGATGACGCGTATCTCAGTGTAGTGGCCAAGTTTCTCCAGGGCCAAGGCATAGATCCCGACAAGATTGAAGACATCGGTGAACTGTTCCTGGACATGCGTGATCGCGAAGAGGACGATGACCACGACTACGCCAACCAGCTGGATCGTGAACTGTACGATGATGAACCCATGATGGAAGACCCCACCGGCAAAGAGATTGACTACACCAGCCTGGTAGTAGACGGCATTGACACCCGAGACTATCCCGACTTTGCTGATGCCTACTTTGCATCAGGTGAGTACATGGATGGCACACCCATCCCCGACGAAGTGTTAGATGAACTCACTCAGGACGGCGACCTCTTGTATGATCACATTCAGAAACGGCTGTATGAAGCCGAGTATCATGGTCGTAATGTTAGTCTAGGAAAACCGTTTCTGACGCCGGATGGACCAAAAAAGCGATCAGTCTATGTAAAGAATCCCAAAGGCAATGTTGTGAAAGTCAATTTTGGCGATAAAAAACTACGGATCAAGAAATCTAATCCTAAACGTAGAAAAAGTTTTCGAGCTCGGCATAATTGTGCAAACCCAGGGCCGAGACACAAGGCACGATATTGGTCGTGTAGAGCGTGGTGATATGGCATTTGTTTATAAAATAACCAACACACATAATCAAAAAATCTATATCGGGTGGACCGGTAAAACTGTCGAGGATCGTTGGCAAAGACACATCAATGATGCCCTGAAAAAAAGAGATAATAGAAAATTTTATAATGCAATTAGAAAGTACGGTTGCGATTGCTGGCAAGTTGAAACTCTGGAACATGTAGAAACGATTGATCAAGCAAAAGCCAGAGAAATTGCTCTAATTGCAGAATATAATTCTTATCACAGTGGATATAATGCCACTAAAGGTGGCGACGGTAATAACGGTATTATTATGTCGGCAGAGTCAAATCAGGCAAGAAGTAAGGCTCTAAAAGGTATACCAAAAAATTATGCAGGCATGAAAAACAAAAAACATAAACCAGAATCTAAAAAGTTGATTTCCGAGAAACACATAGGTATGAAAAAACCTTGGGTCAAATGGACCCCGGCGCAAATAAACAAAAGAGCTATGACTCGCCGCAGCCTTACTAAAGATCAATTTGATAAAATCCAAGACCTTAGATGTCAAGGTCTGACAATCAAAGCGATAGCCCAGACTGTTGGTGTAACGTCAGATTTAGTAAAAAAATGGGCAAGGAAAGATTGGAACTTGCAAGGTCTAAATTGATGATCACCAGCTTCCGTACTAGCATCTCTGTGCAGCGTCCCGGTAACAATCGCGTGACTGTGCCTGCCTCAGTTCCTGTTGCCATACCCCCACACGCGCTGGGTGTGCTAAATACATGGTTGAAGCAGTATGCACCACGAGGAATGCGATAATGTCTGCAAACGTTTATACATCATTGGCTAACGCCACAGTTTACACAGACAAACTGAGAGTGAGCACAGGCAATACCGCCGTGACCTATCAGGTCTATGCAGTGGCTCTGGGATCAGCAGGTGCCGTAGGCAATCTCTACAGCGCAGCCATACAGATTCCAGCCAATGCCACACGCGATCTCTATGCCGGCGCCGGCAACAAGGTCACTGTGTCAGGCTCTGACTGGACTGCGCTGGAACTGGGCACACAGAGCTCGGCTCTGTACAGCGTGTATCCGGCCTAAGAATCCGCATGCGAGCCCTAGAATTCCTGCCAGAAGCTCACGGGGGCGTGATGGGCAAGCGACGCCGATCAGCCACACGTGGTCTCAACACATTCCAGGATACCGATCGCTGGCAGAGCGGTTGGAACACCGATTACACCACGCTGCGAGTCATGATGGCAGCAGCATCAACCGACGGCAAGACGCCGCCCAACATAGATGGCCAAAGCTGGGTAGGCAAGAGCGCCAGCGCTCACCCCTATACACAAGAAGAACAAGACATGCTGAAACTGGCCTATCAAGCCGCGGGGGCCAAATATCGAGATCTCAACCACGGCGATATGGACAGCGAGGAAATGAACACGGTCAACAAGACCAGCCCTATCAAGAGTTTTGGGGGCTATCCCCGATGAGAGCTCGCGAATTCATCACTGAACAACACGACCTACCACCTGAGCAGGCCGAGCCACTGCGGCAGACCTATGTGATCCCGGGACTCAGTGCCGCCGATCCCTATCGCAATTATAGATTTGGGGTGGCCATAGCTCGCGCTCGCAGCGATGTGGGCCAAGATGACATCAACCCCGATAGACCCGCCTGGTCGCCTGAGACTGCGTTTGGCGAGCATGGGGTAGTGGTAGGTATGAACTCGGGCATCGCTCCCGTGATAGATGCTGCTTTGCGCATGACCAAGACTCCGGGCGGCAAGAAATTGATCAGCACCCCCGACAGCGATGAGCCCAGTCTGGTCAACAAAACCAGCCCCATAAGATCCTTCTCCGGTTACGCAAGATAGACTGCCTGGCCATAAATACCCAAACGAGGTAGAGAAATGGCTGAACCCAATCCCACAGAAGTAGCGCCCTGGTATCTTCGCAATATCACCCAGGCCCTGGAGCTCAATGAAGCCACGGGTCAGGTGTTCGTGCGCACAGACGCAACAATAGTAGGCAATGTGACCGTGAGCAATGTGGCCATTGGCAGCTTGGGCAACGTGGATCTGTCCAACAGCTATCTGCCCGTGAGCGTGACCGGCAATATCGCGGGCATCACCGGCAATATCGCGGGCATCACCGGCAATATCACGGTCAATCCCATAACAGGCAACGTGGGTATCCTGGGCAATGTGAATGTAACCCAGGGCACATCACCCTGGGTGGTATCTGGCAATGTGGGTATTACCGGTAATGCCAATGTGGTCTTGGCCGATGATGCCAACGTGGTCATATCGGGATTTTCAGGACCCACGTCAGATGCGTTCGGCCGCCTGCGCGTGAGCGAACCCTTTACTCTATTTGACAGCCAAAATCGCTATCTCGATGGTGGACAGTTCTCCAATGTCACGGCCACGGGCGGTACCATCACCTATGTGTCCGCCGAAAGTTCGTTTGATCTAGCAGTCACGGCGGCCAGTGGTTCCAGCGTGATCAATCAGAGCTACACCACCCAGCCCTATCAGCCAGGCAAGAGCCTGCTGTGCCTGGACACATTTGCCTTTGGCACGCTCAAGGCCAACTGCCGCCAGCGAGTGGGGCAGTTCACGGCCACTGATGGTGTATACTTTGAAGCTGACGGTACCGCGCTCAATCTAGTGATACGCTCGTCGTCGTCGGGGTCACTGGTGGAACAACAGATACAGCAGAGCTCCTGGAACGGAGACAGACTCAACGGCGCCGGTGGCGCCAACAATCCATCGGGACTTACCCTGGATCCCACGCTCACGCAGATTTTCTGGTGTGACATCGAATGGCTGGGTGTGGGCAATGTGCGGGCAGGATTTGTGATCAACGGTGAATTCATCGTGTGCCACACATTCCAGCATGCCAACCAACCAGGTAACACTCGTGTTTACATGACCACGGCCACGCTCAATCCCCGTTACGAGATCACCAACACAGGGGCCACTTCGGGCGCGACTACCATGAAGCAGATCTGCTCCACTGTGATATCCGAAGGTGGTTTCCAGCCTGTGAGCTCTGTGAACTACGTGACCAACGGCACTTCAGTGACCAGGATCAGCGCGGCCAACACTGTCACAGCATTGGCAAGTATCCGTCTCAATCCCGCCTATCCCGATGCAGTGGTCTATCCCAGCCAACTGGATCTACTGCTGGTTGATGTGAGATACGGTGAATACCAGTTGATAGAAAATGCCACTTTCAGTGCGTCCTGGAGCAATGTGACCAACTCCGTGGTACAGACAGCACAGCAACGTCATCACCGACGGCACAGTGGTTTTTGCTGGACTGACCAGCAGCCGTGACGAAGTAGAAATCCAAGAAGAAGTGAGAAAGCGCCTGCAGCTCAAAAGGTCTGTGTCGGGCACACCGATCACACTCACACTGGCTGTGGCCTACACGCAGAGCAATTCAGATCTCTTGTACAAGTTTGGCTGGGAAGAAATAACCAACTGAGGCACTATATGAAATTCATACTTTTGGCACTGATGGCTCTATGTCCCCTACTGGCCCAGGCGCAGAAAACGCCCCCGGGTGTGACCTACGATGTACCGGTACTCCGGGTAACCGACGGCGACACCGTGGTCTTTAGCGCACGTTTCTTGCCGGCGCCACTCAAGCCCGAGCTGGCCCTCCGTATATTTGGCGTGGACACACCAGAAAAAGGTCATCGCGCCCAGTGCCCGTCTGAAGCGCAGCGCGGTGAAGCTGCCACGGCCTTTACCAAACAGCGCGTGGCCGCAGCCCGCCAGACCCAGATCACACTGTATCAATGGGACAAGTTTGGTGGCCGAGTTCTGGGCGACCTGCTGCTGGATGGTGTGAGCCATCGGCAACAGCTGATTGCCAATGGCTTTGCGCGAGAATACTACGGCGACGCCAAGCAGAGCTGGTGCAACTGATCCGACCACCTGGCTTATGTTTCCGGACTGATCGCGGCTAGTAAATAGCAGATGGAACCCAAATACTGTGCAGCGCCCTGGCGCGGTCTGCACATCAACTTCCGCGGCGACGTCAAGACCTGCTGTGCGGGTGATCCCAACATGCTGGGTTCACTGACCCAGCATTCCATACAAGATATTGTGCACGGAAATACCTTGCGCGGCATACGCGAGACCATACAGCAGGGACAGCTACACCCCAAATATTGCCGCAACTGCATCCAGGCCGAGCAGTATGGACGCAGCGAGCGACACTGGCACAATGATGTGAATCAGGATTTTGACCCTGCCCGGGCCCAGCTGGACTATTTTGATCCCACGATCATAGACATACGCTGGAACACCACCTGTAATCTCAGCTGCAACTACTGCGGACCCTATTGCAGCAGCCGGTGGCAGAGCATACAGGATGGACGCGTGGTACGCAGCCAGGCGCGTCCCTATTATGATCAGGTCTGCGACTTCCTACAACAGCACGCCACGGACATACGTGAAGTGGCCATGGTAGGTGGTGAACCTCTGCTATTGCCCGAAAATGAACGACTACTGGATGTTATACCACGGGATTGCATAGTGACTCTGATCACCAATACCTCAGTGGATCTGGAGCACAATCGCATATTCCAAAAAATCTCCCAGAGACATCGTGTGGGCTGGAGCATGAGTTTTGATAACATACACGACAGATATGAGTATGTGCGCCACGGCGGCGATTGGAGTCTGCTAAATCGCAACATAGATCGCATACAAGGTCTGATGCGTGATCAAGGACACTGGGGTGGTATCCATGCAGTGTACAACATTTACAACTGCACACGCCTTGTTGAATTCCGAGAGTGGGCACAGTCACGTGCACTTACAGTGCTGTGGCAAAATCTGTTCCAGCCTGTGTACCTTGATCCGGTGCAGCATGGTCCATCTACACGGCAACTGGCCATCCAGGAAGTGGATCGATTGATGGATCGTTGCGGTACTGTGATGGCCGACAGCGAGCGGCAGTTTTTTGAACATGCGCGTGACAATTTGCAAAAAGGCCCAACTCAGTCCCAACCGGTATCGCTAGCATTCCAGCAGCATATACGAGACACCGAACATCGCTGGCACCCGGACAAACAGGGACAGTTTGAACAGCTATGGCCCGAACTGACTCATCTACTGCATAACTAATGCTATGAAGAACGCCACAGAAACCATACTGGTCAAGAGCCCGCACCGGCAGGAAATTTACAGCCAGGAACAGATCCTGGACTTTGCCCGTTGTGCTGATCCTGTGACAGGTCCCATGTATTTCATGGACAATTTTTTCATGATCCAGCATCCCACTCGTGGACGCATGCTGTATCACCCATATGACTATCAGAAACGCCTGATCAATACCTATCATGGCTATCGCTACAGCATCAGTCTCATGCCCAGGCAGAGCGGTAAGTCAACATCGGCTGCGGGCTATCTCCTGTGGTATGCTATGTTCGTTCCTGACAGTACCATCTTGATCGCTGCACACAAGTACACCGGCGCCCAGGAGATCATGCAGCGCATACGCTATGCCTATGAATTCTGCCCCGATCACATCCGTGCCGGTGCTACCAGTTACAACAAGGGCAGTCTGGAGTTTGATAACGGCAGCCGCATAGTGAGCCAGACCACCACTGAAACAACAGGCCGAGGTATGAGTATTTCTCTCCTGTATGCAGACGAATTTGCGTTTGTGAGACCCACCATAGCCCGTGAGTTCTGGACTTCCATATCACCTACCTTGGCCACTGGCGGTAAAGCTATCATCACTTCGACACCTAACTCAGATGAGGATCAGTTTGCTTACCTGTGGAAAGGCGCCAACAAATGTCTGGACGAGTTTGGCAATACCACCGAGCTAGGCATCAACGGGTTCAAGGCCTACAGTGCTCACTGGAGCGAACACCCTGATCGTGATCAAGCCTGGGGCGAGCAACAGCGTGCACAACTGGGAGACGATCGTTTCCGTAGGGAAATCGGCTGCGAATTCATCATCAACGATGAGACTCTGATCGCACCGGCCAAGCTGTTGGATCTGGAAGGCATCGAGCCCATACGAAAAACCGGGCAGGTACGTTGGTACAAACCGTTCAACAAAGACAGTATCTATGTGGTAGCCCTGGATCCCAGCCTAGGCACCGGCGGCGATCCCGCGGCCATCCAGATCTACGAAGCCAACACCACCGAGCAGGTGGGAGAATGGCAACACAATCGCACTACCATACCCGAACAGATCAGGATCATGGCAGACATCATCTCAGAGATCAATGCAGTCGTGGACAACCCACAGAATATCTACTACAGCGTGGAAAACAACACCATAGGTGAAGCTGCTCTGCTCAGTATTGCAGAGTACGGTGAAGAGAATATCAAGGGCTATTTCCTCAGTGATCGCAGCGTGATTGGCGAGCGACGCTGGCGCAAGGGCTTCAACACCACGCCCAAGGCCAAGCTCACTGCCTGCAACAAGCTCAAGGTCTTGATAGAAACCGGGCGCATGAGTCTTCGCAGCAGACCCCTGATCAGTGAACTCAAAACATTCGTGGCGCACGGCATGAGCTATGCTGCCAAACCGGGCGAAACAGACGATCTAGTCATGGCCACTGTGCTGGCTGTGCGCATGCTCATGGTGCTGCAAGAATATCATGCAGATCTGGACAAACAGATGAAAGATCATGCGGACAAGATCATCGACCCCATGCCCTTTCTAGCCACTTTCCACTAAATACTTGACTATGGCACGAGAACAGAACATATCCCAAGACTTGTACGATTTGTTGATCAGCCGTGGCTGGGAGCCCGAAAGCACGGATGCCCAAGGACAGCCCAGCCAACCCCAAGAAGCCACCATTTTCACCTTTGATTATGTGAGCACCAGCGGACAGAACTATGGCACCGCGGTGGCTGTGCTGGACGATGAAGGTGACCTCCAGCTGTACTACGGGGACAATCTGGGCAGGGGCATGGAAGAGCAGGACAAGGATGAGTGGTTTGATTTCCTGCAACAGATGAAACAGTTTGCCACGCGCCACGACTTCCACACATTCAGCCCACGTAACCTCAATCAACTCAAACACACCATGGCCGGAATGGCCGCGATACGAGAAGGCCTGTTTGAAAGCTATTACGGCAATCGCACAGTGAGCTACTCGGGCGAGCCCACCGAAGCGCGCCTCATGATACGCCATCGCAAGCCCCTGGGCGAAACCGATGCTCGTTATCGCTATGTGGAAAGCCTGTTCGTAGAAACTGCCGAAGGTGAACGCTGGAAGCTGCCGTTCCGTATGCTGGCCGGTGGCCGAGCCATGCTGGAGCATGTGCGACAAGGTGGTCGGCCCTATGATGTGCGCGGAGTACATATTTCCCAGATGGTGGAAGAGATCAATGTGCTGAGCCGTTTCCGCAGGGCCACCCAGGGTCGCGTGGTGGAGGGTGTGGCACAGGGCCTGGTAGAACAGGCCACGCAGTATTTGGAATCTGCTCGCGGCACGCTCAAGAATCTGGGCAGCAGTCGCGGATATCAGACATATTTTGAGTCCTGGTCTCCCGCCGACATCGCTGATACCGAAGCTCTGGTGGAAGAAGTCAAGGGACTGTTCGTGGAAACCACACTGGATGCCCGCATCGAAGCAGCACTGCCTATACTGAGCCGACTACAAGGAAACACCATGCGTGAAGCAGATATTTTTGAAAGCTGGATTGATCGAGTAACCGAAGGCACCTGGAGCACACCGGATACACCAGAGGCCAAGAAAAAACTAGAACAGCTCATGAGCCAGGAGCTGCCCGTGGGACCAGATGCAGCCAACGCCATTGAGCAGCTCTATGATATCTTTGGTGACGATGACCTGTTTGATCGGCTGCAGGCACTGGCCGAGCGCGACCCTGATGCTGATGCCAGATTTGAAATCCACAGCCGTGCCCAAGAGATGGGCATCGACTTGCCCGAGCCTCCCATACCAGAACCCGCACAGCAGGACCTCACGCGCCAACCTGCGCCCGGCCAGCAGGATACCGAGCAAGTGGACGAACAAGATATGGCGCAACAACAGGTCAACGAATCCGCTTTCTCGCCTGAAGAGATTGCAGCCATCAACCAATACCTTGATGATGAGATCAGTTTCATCGAGCTCCGGCGAGGATACCCTGGCGTGATCAGCAAAGCCGCACAACAGTTTGGTATAGGTCCTGTACGTGGTTTCCAAGGCGAAATGGACTTTTACGATCGCATGGTACAGGCCAGAGATGAGGGCGATATCATGGAGCAAGGTGTGGCGGAAGGCGAATATGACCATTCCGAACTTTATAACGGCTGTTATGTGCGTGATGAGCAGGATGAGCCA